TTTAATTGGCGGTCTTGCGGGCGGTGCTGCAGCAAAAACATTTAATGATGCTGCAAGTATAGGCGCAGCTGATTTAGCTTTTAGAAACCCAGGCGTATCTAAAGAAAGTGTTAAAGCATATTCTCCTGGAGGTGAAGGTGAAAAGATTAAGGTTTCGTTTTATTTATACAATACTGAAAATGTAGCAGATATTAAAAAGAATTGGGACTTTTTGTTTACATTAAGTTATCAAAATCTACCAAATAGACGGTCCTTAAACTTAATGGACCCACCAAGCTTGTATAGTGTTGAAGTACCTAACTTTAAGTATTTTCCAGCTGCAGTAATAAGTTCTGTACAAGTAGCAAATGTAGGTACCACTCGCATGGTAGATATAACTACTGGGGAAATTGTACCTACTTATGCGGGTAATAATAGTAGTGTAAAAATTATACCAGAAGCGTATTTAGTAACAATTGATATTCAATGTTTAATCATGAATTCAAGAAATCTTTTCTATTATATTAACGATGCTTCTGTTAACAACAAAATAACAGTTATAGAAAAATCTACATCAACAGGATAATTTATGGACTTAGACGGACAAAAACAAAATAATATATCTAATTTAGCAACTCTTAGTCAGCTAAACTTAGAGAATCTGTTTAAAGTATATAGAGAAAATGTATACGGTACGAGCAATAATTATTTTTACAATTTAATCGGCACAGTTAATATGCCTGATAATATAGATGCAAGCACGTATACAACGTTTACTGTTACCACTGATTATATGCCGTGGACACTTATTTCGCAGAAATGTTACAATACACCAAACTTATGGTGGCTTATATGTAGTACAAATAACATACAAAACCCTATACAATTTCCTAAAGCAGGTACCGTATTAAAAGTATTAACTCCGACTTACGTATCTGGAGTATTACAGCAAATTAACCAAAACTAATGACGTATTCTAACTTAGCAGTTAATAATATACCCCCTCTTGAAACAAATACCAAAGTATACAATCGGCAAAAATATCAAATTGATATTGTGTTTGATAACTTACAAGGTAATACGTTTCAGTTGAATTTAGCTGCGCTTGTATCTTTAGATATAGAAGAAGACAGTAGAGATTGGTACAAAAGAGCGAGTCTTGTAATTAGAAACCCAGATAATGTATTTGAACAAAAAATAATTGCAGGCGCTACCTCTAATCAGTATTATAAGTTTCGTAATGACGGTAGAGATATTGTTTATATAGTAATAAAACTAATAGAAGATACCGATTTAAAAGAAAGCGGTATTCAAGTAGACTATGATGTATGGGGTATGTCTTATAAATTTGTAGTATATGATAGAGAAGATATACCTGGAGATTCTTCTAAACAAAAACAATTAAAACTCTATTTGTGGGAATACGAACAACAAATACTTGCTGAAACAAATTTAGCATGGTCAACTAATAAGCTTTTATCTGGTGGTATATCACCTGCTGATGCTACTGATGCACAAAAATTAGTACCAACCGGTACAGCGATAAAAAATTTATTAATAGATGCTTTAACTAATTACCTACCCCCTGTATTTGATAGTAATTGGGATGTAGGTTCAAGTAAAATATCCTATACTGCACCTGCAAATTATACTGCTTCAGATAGTTTAAACTATTTAATGAAGAAGCATGTAAGTGCTCAAATAGGTGCAGATGGGGGCGCTGATCCGTGCGTACTTACTCGTACTCGTTTTACAAATAAGTGGAAACTCTTCTCATATAGTAATTTATTTAATCAAGCTATTAACGCCGGCTCAATTGGACTTAATTTGTCTGTACCTACTGCTGGTAGTCTACAAAGAGAGGTGATGGTATTGACAGAACAAATAGGTAGCGAAGAGAATGAGTATTTGTTTAGTTTACCTCAATCTCCTTACAGCTCAGGCATAGCGAACACTAATTTTAATGACCCTACAATAAGCTCTATACAAAACATAAACTTTGTTGATATGTCTACTATAGATAGTATGCAAGAGATGGTAACAACCCCTTGTTACAGTAACAATCTTAAAGATAAAACGTTTAGCGTAGACTTTAAAAACAACGACATACAAAATGTAAAATCTTATATCAATAATAACTATTCAAATAAGATGAAACTGTATGCTAAACCAGATACTTTACTGACATTAAATAAAACTAAAACAGATACATTAGCTGTTAAGAATGTTTATTCTTATAGTCCAGACAAACAAAGTCAGTTAGCAGAAGGTAGAAACATGTTGTTAACATCTGCTTTATACTATAACACTTCTGTAAGCTTTAAAGTATTAGGTACAACAATGAGAGAAGCAGGTACTTTTATAGGTATACGTAAAGGTAGTGGGTTTGTTGCGGATGAATTTGCTAATAAACTATTAGGACAGTGGTTAACATATAATGTTGTACATCACTTTACTGAAACAGATTATACCAATCAAATAACTGCATTAAGGATGCATGCTAATGATAACATTGGCGTATTATCAACTGTAAAATGAACTACGTAAAATCATTTGATTATTACAACTCCTTAACATTATTGCCTGGTTATACTACCCCAGGCCGGGAAAACGAACAAAATGTTGCTAAGGCCGAGTACACTACTAACTTTTCATCTAACCCGATTGGTTCAAAAGTAGACTTCTATAACCACTTAAACGACCCGTGTTTATCGTTATACGCTCCAAATCCGGTATTTAATTTACCGTTACCTCTTTCTGCATTAGACCCGCAAACATTTAACGGGTGGTGGGATAATGCGATGTTTTACTCTCACCCAGAAGTTACTGCTCAATTAAGTGCAGATACACCAAGTGTATATCAAAACTATTCTGATTCGGTAGGGTATTTAAGCTATGCTCCTTCAGAAAACGATCCTACTGCCCTCACATTTGGTTGCGATGCTACAAGTACTGCCATAACACCTAAAATACCTAATAGATTGTTAGGAGTAATTAACGGTTTAAATTCAAGTGTATTAACTAAGTTTAATCAGTTTACTCCAGCCGGTTTAGGTGCTACTAAAAATACATTCTTACAGCAAGTAGGGGCATTTAAGAGAGTTTCCTCTTCAATACAAAACTCTATTGCTGGTCAAGCTGGTGTATTAAAGAACAAATTACCGTTCTCAACAAACTTAACTGGTAATTTAGTTACTCCTGCAAATTGGAGCCATACATATAATATTGAAGGTATATCATCTACTGTAAACAAATTAGGTAGTGTTGTACAAGCTCCGGGTCGTATGCTCTCCACAGCATTAGTAAAGATACAAAACATTGTACCTAAGATTACCATACCTTCAGTTAGTAAGTTGGTAGGGGCTTATGCACCTAATATGCCTGCAGTAAGTAACATTATTGGTAATATACAATCCGCTGCTACCCCATTAAAAGCTGCATTAAGTACAGCACAAAGTACATTTGCAGCTGGTCAAGCTGCAGCTAATGCACTTGCAAGCAGTGCATCTACATTAACCGGTGGTTTAAACATAGTTAACACCGCTGCAAGTATACAGAATATTAATCAGGTAGTTACACAGAACGGAGTCATGGCAGCCTTAACTAAACAGAGTGCAACTTCGCTAACCTCTCTAAGTAACAATACAGTGGTGATAGCTGGTGGTAATCCTAATAACCAAGGAGTAACACCTGTTATGTCACTTAACACATTCGGTAAACCATGATAGAAAAATACAATAGCATTTATTTGGGTATAGTAGTACAAAACAACGATCCTGAGCATAGAGGGCGTGTTAAGGTATGGGTACCACATGTATCTACTAATGTATACAGTAAATGGAATCAGTTAAAACAAGATCAAACGTTTGCTTTTCCAGGCTCTCCAAACGGAGAAAATATAAGTGCAATTTTGCCTCAATTACGAAACGACTTGCCATGGGCAGAGTTTTCCAGCCCTATTGTAGGTGGTTCAACTGCTGGGTATTATAATGCTGCTTCAGATACCAACTCAGTTTCAGATGCACCTTTGTTTTACGGTCAACCTGGTACAAATTATACAAGCACTTCTTCAGCTACTAATATAGATCCTGAGAACAAAGGCGGCAAGCCAGGCGCTTTATATGAATCTCACCCGGTAAGCGATGCTTTTGGTAACACCGCTAAAATAAACAGCTTACATGTTAACCCTAATGCGAGCACCTATAAACCAGCTACCTATTCTAACTCAGCTAAAGGCATATTTTCAGTACCCAATGTAGGTGCACATGTATGGGTATTTTTTAGAGATGGTATGCCGATGTATCCAGTTTATTTTGGTGCAGCTTTCGGACAAGAAGATATTAAAAGCATATTTAAATCAGGAGACGGTTCTTATCCTGATTATCCTGGTGTTTACGAAAATAAGAGTACTAATGTAACTTCAGACAATTCTATTTACCGTAATAAAATGGTTGTTAACCAACGCGGTGCAGCTATAGAAATTATTAACACTACTGATAGAGAGTCTTATAAAGTAACTCACTTTAACGGCGGTTATTATGAACTTAATAATCATTATACTGCTTTATTTAATCCTAAGAACTATCAGTCATTAACATTAGCAGATAAGTTTGAGACTATTAACGGAAATAACAGTTTGTACGTAGGTAGAGACAATGATTATATTGTACAGGGCGATCATTATTTAAAGGTAGGTAACTTTAACTTTGATGCTTTAGCTTCATGGGCTAATACATACAACGGACTTGGTAATGTAACTGATCCAAATATGCTTAGCAACATGTTATTAAGCTCTACAGATGTTCTTACAAATCAAGAAAAACAGATGGGGTTTGGTGGTAATAGTTTTGAGTTTATTACTAAACATAAAGTAATGACTGTTGGGTTACAACAAAACACTGCTCCTTCCTATGCATTTGGACCAGATTTACTCAATCCTTTTAATGTGGTAACCAGTGTTTCTCCAAACATACTTGCTGGTTATTTTCAGCCTATCACAGAAGCATTTAATCGTTATAGTGAATTGTATGTACCGGATATGCCCGGTGGTAACTTAGATATATTTGCAATGAGCAGATTTAAGGTGCAGTCCGGAGCGGGTGGTATCGGGTTACAAACTACAGGTAACGTAAAAATGGTAGGTGGTATCGTAGATGTAAGAGGCGATCAAATTAATGTCGGTGCTGCTGGTGGTCAAGTAGCTATTAACGGCAGTTTAGTAAACATTTCGGGGGACGCACTTGTATTAAAGAGTAATATTAGTAAACAAGTAGTTGTAGATAGTACTTTAGGCGTTTCAAAGAACGTTATTATCGGTGGTGGTGCATATGTAGAAGGTGAATTGTTCGTAAACCATGTAACTGCACCGGTAGAATATCAGGTAACTGAAAACACTCAAATTGTTGCTACAGGGCCTGTAACTAACCCAGCCGGCATACCCGGCTTACCTTCTTCTGGTTGGAACATAAGACAAACTGATATAATCGGAACATTAAACCTATCAGTCATTAGCGGTAATCTTGCTAATACGGGCAACACAGCTGTAGTAGCAATAACAGTAGGTAGTACAGCAAGTCTTAACGGTTTAGGTTCTGGTATCTTACAAATCGCACAACCACACTCTCACGTATTTAAGAATATACCTTTAACTCTTAAGAACAAGCCTGCAATTGAAGGTGTATTGGTACCAGGTCCTAATGAGTTTAATAAATACGCAGCTGAAACAATAGGTGTCAAAGATGGTACCGCTATTGGTTCTGAAGCACGTTTTGACGGTAGAGAATCAGTAGTTGGTATACCACCACCTTCACTGTTTGTAGTGGGTTCAGACGGTTTACCAACTAATTTCCCGAATGGTCCTGGTTCTAATGTTTCAGGACCACGCGTTAAAGCACTGGGTGTTTAAGACCGTGGTAATACGTTATTGGTAGTGATAATCTGAACAGGTTCTTTAGTCTTAATCTTAAGATTGTTTGTCTTAAAGAACTTGTTAGGTACATTAGCAATAGCTTGACCAATAGATGATACTGGATACTTTTGGCCCTTCTTAGAAGCATTAAAGTTATAAGCTCCGTTCTTAATAGAGTCAATAACAGTAGCTACATCATCATCTTCTGGAATCTGTAATACCCAACCTACTAAATCCTTAGTAATGATCTTGTTAGTGTCAGATACGAGCATAACATATTGCTGTTTTGGCTTTGGCTCCCTCTCTTCATCGTTACCAGTTTCTTCAGAAGCATCAACTGCTTCTTCTGTTTGTGCTGCTTCATCAACAGCTACAGTATTGCTACTTAAGAGATCAAGGATTTCATCAATCTTTTCTTGATCTTCAATAGTTTTTTCTAAAGCAGATATAACTAGTTGTAATTTAATAAACTCTTCTTTTGACATAGTATGTATTGGTTACAGGTACTATGTTATACCATATTTTTACTTTATCAAGTATAATCCTTGGATTTTTCTTGTTTAAACACAGTACATACATAAGTATAAATAATAATATGAAGTTTCAAGAGTTGATGGAACAATACGGAATGATTAAACAGGAAAAAAGACTGTTCTACCCTCGTAATTTTAATTTATCAGAAGGGTTTATTAAAGCCCTTAAAGCAGAAATCGCTTTACAAGAAAAATCAGGTATTGATGCTGATAAGTTTGCCCATAAACTTAATAGAGCGTTACAGTTTCATATCTCTGAACACAAAAAAAATCCCTCGCCAAGCAAGGGATTTGATAGTTAATTAACTTCTAATTAGAATTTGTGAGATAAAGAAACTGTGTAGTAAGTTACTTGACCTTTTGTTGATGTAATATCTGTACGATGTACCCCACCAAGCAATGAAGCAGTTACTTCCTTTGTTCCATAAACTAAACCAAGCCCGGCTTGTGCATACTTCTTATCAGCATAGAACTGAGGAATTGTAGCAGAACCAGGGTTGTTACAACCTAAACCAACTGTTGGTACTACTTTAAGTGCACCAGCTACTGGAATTGGNGTGCTGAGATTGCCTTCATAACTGTTGTTGCGGTTCTTAGAATCAAATAAAGTACGTACATTCCAAATAACGTAATTTGTTAGTTTACCGTCTAAACGTACAAACGGTAGCGTATCGTTTTGTGCACCAGGTAATGAAATTACTGCTGCAGTATGAACGAAATCTGCTCCTAATGTAAGTTTAGCAAAATCAGATGTGAATACATAGCCGACTTTACCAATCGTGTACTTAAGACCAGATTGTGTTAAAGTAGGCTTTGCAAGCATTACTGTTTGACTGTCATATGTTGTCCAGGTTTTTACCCCGATTAAAATTCCGTCTACGTCAACGTTAGCAGCTGCTGCAATAAAGTTGCTACCAGGTGCGTTCACGCCTTCAAGAAAGAACTTGGATTCAAAACCAACTGTAACATCGCCTGTTACTGGAACAGTACTGGATGTTTGCGCGTTAGTAATTGTTGCCCCTAAGGCTAATAATATAATTGTTAATAGTTTCTTCATGCCCTATATTTTATACAAATAAAAGTAAAAATCAACATTGCCAATCATAAAAAAACCCCTACACCGAAGTGAGGGGTTAGTTGTTTGTGGGTGTGATATAGATTAGAACTTATAAGAATATCCTATAGTATAACCTGTAACTTGAGATGCTGAACTTGTAATGTCGCCACGTTGGACGAATAAGTCAGCTTCTAAACCTTTCCAAGCAAGACCAAGACCTGCATCTGCATACTTCTTGTCTAACTTAAGAGCGGTAATTGTAGCTGCGCCCGGGTCATTGAAACCAAGACCTACAGCAGGTACAACTTTTAAGCCATAACCAACACCTATTGGAAGGCGTAGATTTGCTTCGTAGTTGTTGCTACGGTTCTTAGTATCGTTAAGCGCAATACCATCCCATACAACGGTACCACCAAAGAGCTTACCATCTAGTTTAACAAATGGAAGTGTGTCATTGGTTAATCCACCAACCAAGGTCTCTGTGCCTTGAGCGTGACGGAGTTGAGCACCTAATGTAAGGTTAGCAAGACCCGATGTGAAAACGTAACCAGCTGTTAGGTATGTACGCTTTAAACCAGAAGCATCTGTAGTGGATACTGTTTTACCAGCCACTGTAGTTGCTTTAGTTAGGCCGTCATAACGGCTAAACGTTTCTACTGCTAGATCTACGCTATATACATCAAGACCAATACCAGCCGTAATATAATTCGTGCCAGTTACTGCGCCTTGTTCAATAAGCTTAGAATCAAAACCAGCATTTACACTAACACCCTTTACAGGTGATAGTACTGTTTCTGTTTGAGCAACAGCTGCTACGGTTAATGATACTAACGCGAGGAATGTTAATAGTTTCTTCATACTCTATATTTATATATTATTGTTAAAATATTGCAACTTTTGCTATAATTTTATTAAGTTAAGAAATCTAAAAACAAGAAACCCGGCTCAGATTACTCCAAGCCGGGCGTTATTATTCTAACTTATAGTATTAAAATAGATGTTGGTGTGGGGCTGAGATAGCATCTTTCCACGCTTTCTTAAACCCTACCCAAAACTTTTTAACACTTTCAATGAACTTTGCTTTTGTCTTACTGTTTCCTATCTTATAGTCCTCGTATGCGAGTCTAACAAGACCACCAACAGCAAGATAACTTGTTATGATTATTGCTTGCATGTGTTTGTTTTGTTGAGAACCGCCGCCCGGGGGCTTTGGTTGTTATGCTGGATAATGTCACCAGCACAAATACTTACTTGTGTTTCTTATATATTAATAAGAAAATTTATAGGAATAAACTATCACTTCTATTTGGATTTAAAATGGTGGACCTGAGGGGAGTTGCACCCCTGTGTTCCGTAACGTTCTTATCAGTTTCTACAAGCTTAGCACTATTAATAAAATGTATATCCATAGTGCTGATATACAAGTTGTTTGGTAGTGTTCCTGCTATTCTACTACCATTGAATAGTCAGTCTCGCTAAATGACAGTTATACTATATAGCGAGAATCTATATTACAACCGATCGTAGCTTAAGCAGCTGCGAGTGCGAAGCTATCGCCGAATGAAAGAGAATCTTTCACAGCAGCGACTGCGTTCTTGAGGCTTTGAATAATGCCGTTTGTTTTTGTGTCAGTTTATAAAGGATCTAACAATCCTGCTTGCTTCTAATACGTCTGCTACGGAGGCGAATCTGGTACAGGCCCGTATAAAATGTGTCAAATAACAATAAGTAATATAACATATTTACTATGAATAGCAACTTAAAAGTTTTAGCAGAGCAGTATCAATTAATAATGGAAAAACGTGTTCAACCAGATCCTACTACGGAAGAATCGTTTCAACAGTTTCTAACTAAAAGAGCTGCGGGTGCTGCTAAAATAGCTCATAGTTCAAAAGAAAAAGGCGGTTTTAGTACCTTAACAGCTATTCACTTTGCTGCTAAAGCTAAACCGTATGCTGAGTGTGAAAAAACTGAAAAAGAGTATTCAGAAGACCACGATAAAGCTAACGCACATTACAAAAAGATGGCAGAAGAACTACATGCCAAATTGGCAGATTTAGATAAATTATCTCAAAAAGAATTTCAAGCTCTTATGGGAGAGCTAGAAGTATACGGAGAAGTTTATATCCGTGCCACCAAGCCTGAGAGTCTTAAGATTTAAGACTTCCAGCTATCTTTATCGTAGCCAAATGCAGCAAAGTCTGCAGCAAAAGCATTATATACTATATCAGCTGTAGTTTGATCGTAAAGCTGTGCCCAACTTGTATAAGAACCAGTCCAATTAGTTGGTTGACTTGGAAGCGGTACTATCCAAGCGTTATAAGCAGAAAGTTGAGCCGCATTAGAAAGATCAACAAATGATAAACTTCTTACATCATCTGGTATGTGCTCATAGCGTATAGGGGTAACTGCGCTTAACAGTATACCTGCTGCAGACATTTGAGAAGTAAGAGTACCGAATCTCATATTTCTCTTTTTAGAGTCGTGAAGCACTTCTTCCCAAACTCCAGATGCGGTGAGAGGGCTATCAAAATAGTTTCTTGCATAAGCACTAGCCCATTCAGTGAATGTTGATGATAATGCAGGAGTTCTTTTTTCTGTGGTTAACCAATAATATGCCATACGAGCATATGGGTTTCTAATAGTACAAAGTATTTTATTATAATTTAAACCAGCTGGTATGTTAAAACTACTTCCAGATGCATAATCATCGCTGGTTGAATCTGCAATAGGCGGTAATGAATTAGCTACTACAATAGCACTTTGCACATCTTTTAAAAAATGTGTTAAAGACATACCTAAGTACCGTTCCGAAGAAAAATTAGGTGCTAATTCAATTGCGCTTAATACAGGAAAATAATACATATACTATATTTACTGCATTATTGAAGGTTTACTATGTTGTCGTTTATATTTTTTAAATATGGGCAAAAAAACTCCTTACACATATTTGGTCTAATTTCATATACCCCGCAGCATTTTAATGTAGAATTATAAAATATACACGGCTTTCTAACATGATTATTATCAACTCTTAAAGCAGGATAATGTGCTGGGTTCTGGTAATTAGATCTTTCTGGAAACATCTTTGACCCTTCTTCGTAATCTATAAAGATATCTTTCCATTCTACAGGGACCCCGTTGAACTTGTTTTTAACCCTCTGTAGAAAGTCGTTAGCATCTGAAACAGGTCCGATTATAAAATCTCTATCATCAAGCTGGCAGCAGCCCCCGTGATTGCCTTTAAAACCTAAACATTTTTCGCTACAATGGTTCATTTCCAGCTATCCTTGCTATAACCGAACAGTTTAAACTGTTCTGGGTATTTATTATAAATTATATTAGCTAAAGACTCGTTTTGTTTATAATAAAATTTCCAATCAGCGTAATTACCTGTTCTTTTTAAATCTCCTCGGGGGTCATCTACTCCTTCATATTTGTATTTGTTGTTTAGTATAATTGCGTTAAAGTCTTCAACTACTGCAGGGTCGTTAAAGTTTATAAAAGGTATGTTTTTAATGTCTTCTACAAAATTTTCATAACGCACAAATATAGAAGGTTTATGCTGTTGTACAGCGTTTTCATACCTGTCTAACACTGCACCTTCTTGAGTATTAATATATTCTTCAAATGTTTTGTTTATTATTAACTCGTTTTCTACTTGTTTAAAGCACGCTAAATGCCACATAGAAACAGCTCTGGAATACGGGTTACGTACCTGCATTAAAATTTTGTATCCTTCTTTGCCAGGGGGTACTGTGCATGTATGAGTATATGCTACGTTCTTAATATCGGACTCTGCTGTAAAATTAGGCGATAGCTCATAATTATAAAATTCATAAAATTTGAGCATTTCACTCATAGCTCTACTACCTGTTCTTGGCGGTGCCCACCATATGTATTGTACTTTATTGGAAACGTTCATTAAAATAAATCCATTACAGGTTTGTTATATAACCAGCAATTTTCGTTGTTAACATTAACAAGTCTGTTGGTTTTGTTAATTACTGCAAAATAGTTGTTTATCGCGTTAAAAAATTCGCTATAATTGTTACCAGCAACTATACCACCCGGTTTTACTTTAGGTAACCACGTACTTAAATTATTTAATATATTGTTATCAGTACCGATAAAAAGAAAATCTATAATACCGTCTGGGTAGTAACTGATATCGTTTATAGTATTCATACGTATAGGCACAACTTGATGTAGTACTGGTTCTATATGTTTTAAAAATATTTTATACGGAACATCTTCCCAGTTACTAACAACATCATAGCGTATTTTTTTAGCAGAGTTAATAATTTCTACAGCCATATAGGCTGCTGACTTACCTTCAAAATCTCCGAGCTCTACAAAATGACAATGACTTGTTGCACAATTTAATACAGAAGCATAAAGAGTAGGAAAGGTAAACCGATCTGAATTAATTTGCTGGTAGTAATGCTCCACTATAAAACTTACTATATTATTATAATAATCAAATTGGTACCCCCACCCGGATTTGAACCGGGATACCCGCAGTGAAAGTGCGGTAGACTAACCATTATCCTATGAGGGCGAAAAAATTGGGACGGGAGCATCACACTCCCAAGAGGGTTTTGTTCCGAAAACCCCTAAAGAAGATGTACAAAATTATAAAGAACTATAAAAAAACCTTAAGCTTTATAGGCCTAAGGTTTAAAGTAAAAAACTGACTAATACTTTAAACCCCAGCGCCCAAATAACTACGTTCCCATTGTGAATGAGTTATAGTTGTTTGTACTGTAGGTTGTTGTGTCATTAAGATTATTTACTGTATTATCGTTATTTTTTTATAAAGATCAACTATATTTTATTTCTGTAATATTTAATCCATTACCGTTTTGTTGAATGGTAAATATTCTTGGTAATTTATTTAATCCGGTGACCGCTTTAGCAGCTAATACTGCTTCGCTCGGAGAAGGAAACTTTTTAGCATCTTGGTATTTTTTACACCATTGATCCTTTTCAAGATCAACTAAAAACAAGCCTTCTTCTAAGACGTGTTTAGCGTTCATCCGAATTGCGGATGTATCCATTACTATAAATTCTTGGTTCACCGGATACGACTTCTACTATGCACATCATACACATCTGCACCATCTTTATAAGAAATGGATAAAACGTTACCGTTAAGACTAAAGCCTGTAAAGCCTTCTCGTATAAATACTTCAAAATGGTAAGCTCCAGACGCTGCTTCTCGGATTATAATACTATTGTTTTTTTGATCTGCGTAATACATATTGTTTCTTATTCTTCTATATCAAGTTTACGTAACTTATTAGCTATTTGCAAGCTTTTAATATTGATAAGATTCTTTTCAATATCACGAGCTGTCTTAATTTTCATTAACAGTGTATCTGTACGATTGTTTACATAATCTTGAATATCTAAAGGTTTAATGAACTTCATTCCTTCGTTACTATTAAAATCAATGCCTCTATCTTCACACTTCTCAGCAATAATATCTACTGCTTCTAATAAAGCAGCCCAACGAGCAAATTCATAAGAGGTAATGGTTCTTGGACCGGTTGTATTTTCTGTAATTTCAGTAATTTCGTTCATATTAGATTAACTCAAACTTGAATTGATGCTGGTGCGAAGAGGCTCTGTAATAATAGCAGACTCAATATTGATATACACAGAATTTTTTGTCTTACAAGCCTCACAAACAAATTTTGTATCTTCTTGAGCGTTAATAACGACTTCGTTTGATACTTTACATGCAGCACATGGTACATTAAACGTTATTTTAGAGAGTATTTCAAGCTCTTTAAGGTTTTTTTCAGTAATATCTTTTGCTAAACGGTAATCTTGATATTCCCCGTACAGATAGAATAGAATGAATTGTGCTGCCAAGGTCACGACAAACCATAATAGAAATGGTTGTTTAGCAGCATGTGCTATACCTGCAAGAGCAGCACTTATTGCTGCTGCTTTTAATACAGACCCTAACAGGGTTATTAATGTTTGTTTCATATGTTACTCGTATTAGAGTAACTTATTTACTTAGGTGCAAGAGTAAACTTGTTTAATTCACTGGCAAGTTCTTTATAAGCAACCATGACACCAGCTAATTTAGCACGAAACTTCTTCAATTCTTTTTCTTTACCTTTGAATAAAGGCATATTAGCTGCTGTAGCGGCTTTATTCTTTAAGTCTAAAGTTGTTAAATAAAGATTAGCTAATTGAAGTACTGCATCCTGTAGAGGGTATGGAAGTGCTTCAGGGTTAACGCCACCCTGACCGTTGTTCTTAAGATTAGCTAATTTCTCTAATGTAGGCGGACTATCATTAGTTTGATAGTTGTCTTGGGTTTCAGGTGTAGATGTAGCCGGTAACTGACCAGTATAGGTGTTACCAGTTTCGTAGCCTGCTTCGCTTAAGATTTTATTAGTTTTTCTTTTGTGCACGATCCTCTATACTTACTACTCCGATCTTGAATCTACCATTACATTTTGGGCAAACCCAATGTGCTTCTGTTACTAACTTGTCACCTCTATTAACTCTTACAGCACGTGGATGTACAGGGGTATGGCCGCATATATGGCAGCTTTCCGGACGCATAGATACTTGTTCGTTCATACCCTATACTTATCCGAATAACTTACAAAAATCAACTAAAGCCTGGTTATTTGCTTGTTTGTTAAAGGTTTTCTTCCAATCACTTAACTTATCTAAAACACTATTAAATTCTAATTCTTTACACTTATCTTCAAATACTTTAAAATCAGCTGCTATTGATTGTAATGCAGTATATTGCTCCATATATAGTTTACCCTCTTCAGGGTATGTGTCTAAACCGTGTGCTAAATCTACTAAAGGTTTATTGGTTTGTATAATAGCATCACATAATTCTTTAGCTTTAGGGTCGTTTGCAACATATTGTTTAGCTAATTTTTTACCTCTTACTTTACCCACTCCTTCAATACCTTGTACATTATCGGATTTATCACCAGCTATACACTTGTAAATAAGAAATTCTTCTGGGGTTAATCCATAGTGTTCTTCAAAGTTATCAACATCTACAAGTAACTTTTTAATTGGGTTATAGAAAGAAGTATCCGGTGAAACCAGTTGTGCAAAGTCGTTATCAACACTAACAATAATCTTGGTGCCTTTAATATTACCAGTTAACCAACTAATGACATCGTCTGCTTCTAAGTTACCTGGAAATATATTTTTTATTCCAAGTGTTGTAGTTATTTCAACAATAGCATCAGCTTCCCCGTAAACAGCTTTATTACGTTCTTGGTCTCTATTACCTTTATAAGAACCTTCTGTAAGTGTTTTACGAAAGTTTTCTTTATTACCTAATTTCTTATCCCAAGCAATATAGATACTATCTGTATTGAATTGGTCGGCATTTGATTTAATAGTTTTAAGAAAAGCAAAAATACTACCCGTGTTAACCCCTTTTGAATTAATTAGAGGTCTTCCTATGTTGTTTGCGATCCAATACGCTCTGTGAAGAGTGTTGTTGCCGTCTATCAGGAGGGTTGTCATTTTGTTTTTTTAAGTGCTGTTTATAATCTTCTAAGCATACATTATAAATGTCTTTCGGTAGAATATCTACTAAATCTAAGACTTTATTTTGTAATCCAGATTCTATTTCTGTATTGGGTATCTCTCTTATATATTTGTCTGGTAAAGAGTAGCATATAGTTATGCCTGGACCAAAAGCTACTGGTACTAACCACTCGCCTTTATATTGTCCTTCTCTAACTACGTATATGCTTCTTTCTTTTGGTGCGAAAAGGCTTTTAATCTTCGTTAGAATTGTCCTTAAAGCCATATGGGTCTTGTCCGTTGCTGTTTATTATATTTTGATTAATTTTAAGCATTACCCGGCGAAAGCGTTCAAGCAGTGCATCATGACCAGCTTGATCCTCAGCAGAAACTATCTCTACTGGTTGATTGTTTAAATCGTAACCAATAAGCATATAAGGACCCATAAATTCTTTAATTTGAGAGTCCAGTGTATCAATCTCTCTACGCTTTTCGTTTATGATTTTACCTTTTAAAGATTTTATATACTCAAGCTTAGCAAGCTGTATCATTTCGTTGATAGCAGCTTGTTCTGGTTTTGAAATGGGTACGCTTGTAACCGGAGAGGGTGCGGCTAAAGCATTAGCTTGCTCAGGAGCAGCTGGTGCTGGTTTTTTATTCTGAGCCTTACTACCTTTCGTTGGTTTTTTAGCGGCCATTAATATTATTTATTATCTCGCTCAGCGGATGCTACAAAGTCATAAAACTCTTTACGAGTTTGTGGTTCGTTCATAAAATCCCCTGATAACTTAGAAGTAATCATAGCACAACCGTGATGCTTTACACCGCGATGACATGCACAAGTATGGGTACATTTAAGAATAACCGCTACACCTTGATTACCGGTACAGAGTTGATCAATAGCTTTATGAATCTGTACTGTTAGTCCTTCCTGGATTTGAGGACGACGAGCATAATGCTCTACAATACGATTAAGCTTAGATAAGCCAATTACTTGGCCGTTCTTATCAGGAATATAAGCTACGTGTGCAACACCAGTAAAAGATAAGTGGTGATGGGAACACATAGACACTACAGGTATATTCATCTGACTAACAATACCATCATAACCGTCTGATGGGAATGTAGTAATCTTAGGTGGGCCTTCATAACAGCCTTTAATAAGGTCACATACATAAGCTTTAGCTACACGGCGAGGTGTATCAGCACTATTGACGTCATTACGCCAATCAATGCGTAGTGCATCAAGAAACGATGAATATGCTTCTGCTGCTTTATCAATAATTGCTTTCCTATCTTCTTCTGTAGTAATCATACTACTATTAGCTGTAGGAAGTGTTGGGTGTTTAACTTCGTTCATATTAAAAGATTTTACGGACTTAAACTGTTCGCCCGTTGTATAACTCTGATTTGTTGTTGATTCCATATTTTACTAAATAGCTTATTATAACCTCAATTGAGTCAGTTTTCAACTTAAAACGTTCAGGAATAAATTGTCCACCATCATATAGTTCAAAAAAGGTTTCATTAAAAAGTTCTTTGTGGTTTACATAACATGTACATATTACAGACGCATTACCCGGGTCAATCATGACAGTCCATGAACGAGGATCAGCTTCACTATATTCATCAAATAGCTTATAGACTACATAACCTGAGTCTTTAAGTCTTTTAATGAAATAACTTTGTGTTGTTATCTTATTAGCCATTATTTTACTAAACCTGATATAATAAAGGTAAAATCAGTTTCTTCTGTAGGCTTGACAAAGAAAGACATAACCTTAAACTTAAGATTAATACCTACACGCGCTCTATCAAATTTTACACCAGTAAGAATACGAAATATATCAAGATTAAAAGGAATGGTCTGGTTAAACGGCTGTCCTTCTACAGATTCAGCTACTTTTAAGCTAATATTGTCTGTATTAGATTTTTCCTTATCACCTAACTCACAGTATACCCCATCAGGTAAACCATAAAGGTAAATCTTGTTAGTATCTGTAGTAAAAGAACTTGCTTTAAGAATTTCTTGTAGTTTCTTAATATCTATATCAAAAAAGGTGTCGCTTGTAAGCGCTTCAATCTTCTCTCTCTTTAACGTAACCTTAGGTACTACTGAATCGTCTAAAAAATGATACTTAAACTGTAGTTTATCGGTTTTATAATAAAGATGATTAGACTCTATTTTAAATACAAGTTCATCTTCATCAATACAGTCAATAACTCTTAAGAGCTTTTTAACATCTCCAATATTAAGAGTAATCTCTTGATCTACATCAAAAGACTTATTGTATTTAGCTAATAGAATAATACTCGTATCAGGCTTATTACAGACAGCATATAAGCCATCCTTATTGAGCTTAATAGACACAATATCTACAGCTTTACCAACAACACTTAAAAAATTGTCGGCAAAATCTTTCTTAACCAGCTTGAGTTCCATTTGTTATCTTCGGTTTTTTTTTATTATTGCTTGCTTCCAAGAACGTTAATATCTCTTGAGTCTTAACATTAATTTTAATCATTTTCTCTTCAAGTTCAAGTAACTTATTATGAATATCTTCATAATGAACCTTTTTATTTAAATCAAACTCTAATTGATTAGGATCAGAGTATGGTTGTTCAGCTACTGGTGCTGGTTGTGGTGCTGGCTGAATAAAAAGCTGAGGCTCTGGTTGCTGAATTGGTTGAGGCACAGGCGGTACATATGCCTGTTGCGGTGGTCTTTGTTGATGTTGCTGCGGTGGTGCTTGCCTACCCGCAGCTTTCATGATATGAGAAGGCATGACCTTACTCATATCTACATCTGTTACTCTAAGACCGCCACCTACTTCGTGAGACTTCTGCTTGATACCATTAATATCATTTTGCAGTTGTTTAGCGAACATAGCCGCCAACACCAAAGACTCTCCATTTAATGAAGGGTCTGATGGTGGCACAAAAGGACCTGGTCTTTGTTGGTTTGCCATATTATAAGTCGTCTAAACCAGCGAGTAAGTCATTTACTTTACTATCATTAGTATCATTAGTACTATCAGATTCAACTACTGGCTTTGCAACTGGTTTAGTAGCTTTAGGTGCTGGAGTATACGGAACATCTTCTTCTTCTACTGGAGCAGCAACCGGTGCAGAATCTGCACTACCATAATAGTGTTGATCAATAAATGCCTTAATCTCGTCGTTAGATTTACGTTCTACAAAAGTATTAAGATCATGAATGCTGTTATAAGTTTCTTGAATCTTGTCTTCGTCTAAACCTTCAATAGCTGCTGCATTTAAGAACTTAGAAGCTGTATAGGTTGGGTACTTTGGTGCACCTGGCTTATCAGATACTAACTCTACCTTAATACGTAAGTTACAACCTTCAGGGCTTAGATCAAAAATCTTAGCACCAAACTCTTCTGAGTCATCACCATTGATAGCAGATTGAATAATCTTATCTAACTGCTTACCGTAGCGTAATACTTTAACAGTACCGTTGTTTTCTGGTTTCTTAGGGTCATTAACAACGTAAACGTTTACTAACCAGTTTTCTTTACGACGAAGATTAGCTTTAGCGCGTTCTTTCTCTTCATTACTGCCTTCCCGTTGAATCTTAAAATATAGTTCACTAATAGGACAACGATCTCCCCAAGTAGTAGGCGATGTAATGCTTGTATACTGGCCACTACCAATACTATTCCAACCGTGATGATAATAATGTAATATTGTTTCTTCTGGGTTCTTTATATTAGGTAGTAAACGTACAATATATGGTTTTTCACTCGGTTCTAACGAGAGAAGGTTACGATAAGCAGAGCTACCGCCTGATTTGTTCTTAGCTTTGTCTACAGCATTTTTAATGCTTTCAAACATGTTTGAGTTATAAGGTTTCATAATTTATATGATATAGTATGTTAGTATGTTATTGTCTTTTATCAAGTGAAAGTTGGTTTAAAGTATTAATTCTTTTTAATCCTTCCAAAATAATTTTTTTAGCTTTAGTTGAATTGTTAATCCGCATTTTAAATTTAACGATATCTGCATAGATGCTTTTTAAGTAAAGCTCTTTATCTTGTAACTGCAAGCTATCAAATATAAATTCAAAATTAGGTAGCATTAAAAGAACGTAAAGGTTAATGTGTTTGTTCCTGTAATCCTCTAAGCATCTCCAGGTATATCCCGTTTTAGCGTCACAGTACTGTTTTAATGTTGTTTTCTCGTTAACGCAAGTATTAGCCAGGTACTTTAACGATTCAAGAATATGTTTAATGTGGCCATCAGTGTCGGGTAATTCTTCGGCCCTCTGACTCTGTAAGAGAGAGTAACAGGCAATGGCTTTTTGCGTGAGGTAGAAGTTGAGCGGGAAGTGTTCTTCGTCTTTGTAGATGACATATGGTGCTAATAGGAAATCTTTAATGTTTATTTGAGGGAAACGTTTAAAGAACATATCCAATCGTGTACATAAAATACCGTCAGGTGTTTTATCAAACCCTTCAAAGTCTTTACGCGCTTTCCAAGGCTTATTTTGATGGCCTCTGGATACGCTTAAATATGTATTGTAAACTTGTTCTACGCTCATTAATGAGCTATGATTTTAATATCTCTCTCACTACTTTGCTACGGCAAAGATTGGAATTGTACTTGAGAAACAGTAGTATTGCTTCTCTTTCACTATCAGTATCAGTTAATTCCATAAAAATTTTACGGTGTAATTTATTTTTAACAATAAATGAAAATATAGTAACATTATTGAGTTTTTTATTATGAATAATGGAACAAAATGAACCAAACTTGATAAGTTCCAACTCAAGTTCATCTCTGGCCAATTGGCTAAGAGGGGTTTCTAAAACAGATTCTTGTAATGCTCCTACTAAGCCAGACATGTTACGTTAAAGGCGTAAGTAGCTTGGTGAAATTAAGGAACGATTCCGTTATTTTCCCACCAGCAGCATACTCGTGACCTCCTCCGTCACACATTTTTGCAGCTAACTTTGACAAGTCAACCTCACAATTTTTACTCTTGCGAAACGATATGTGTGAGTTATCAGCATTAACAAAGAATACAATGTCTGCTGGGTGGGTGTTTAACATATGGTCGCAAATTTCATTAACAAATTTATTTCCTGTTGTGCCGTATACAGCGCGTTCTTTTCCGCCTATAGAAACGTTACCATGAAATATCTCTAAATTAGCAATCGCTCTGTTTTTACGATCTACAAATTCTTTTATAATAAATTTTTCTTGAGAATTAAAAGAGTAAAAACCTTTATAATATTTCTCTAAAAATATTTCTGCCCGGTGCTTAGTAGATGTTTTTTGGGTATTAGTGTACAAACAATTTAGTTCGTATGTTTCAGGTAACTTAAACTGATAACAATCATAATCATCAGCTAAACCAATAAAATATTTTTGGGTTTTAGAAAGCTCTACTTTGTCTTTAAACGTGCTGTACATTAACTTTGCACAACTTGTTGTTTCTTTTACTATAGCTTTTGCAATTTTATAAACATTTAAAGCTTTAACATGGGACAAATGATGATCAATGATTTCAATATTTTTTCTATCCACTAAATCAGAATGCTTAGATACATCTAAATCTAAAATATAAATTTTATCAAAATCGTTAGCATTATTTTGATCTAAAAATGTTAAAAAGTCTTTGCGAAAATTGGTAACTGTAGTGGTTTTAAAAACAAGTTGCCCAGGTTTAGCTCCTAATGCCCAATGTAGCATTAGTAATGAAGCAACTCCGTCTAAATCAAAGTCTGTAAAAACGTATATCTTGTTAAAGCTCACTATAATCTATTTAACCTACCGGCTTATATTTTCCAGCTTATTTTCTAAGTCAGCTAATTCATCTAAACCACCACCGGATTTGTTACCGGTTAAACCAATATACCCTTTCTCTTCAGTTAATGATAAAGTAGTATAGTCTATACGCATTGCTGTTGCTCCGTGTTTAGGCCCTAAACGGTTCTTTACCCCGGCTACCTTAATAATACCTAAATCTTGATCGCCTTCTTCTTGGTAGATAGCCCATACAACGTCTGCAGTAAACGCTACACCTAAAGATTCACTTACGGTATCCAGACTTGGTTTCTCCATACCTTCACGGTTAGTTTGAATAGCACTCACTACAGGCATGTTAAAGAAGTATGACAATGCTCTTAATTCTTCTGCAGCTACCTTACCTTGTTCATAAGAATTATCTCCTTGCGATGCCTTTATTAGTCCAAGATAGTCTATCACGAGTATATCCGGTTTTATCCCAGCCTTTACTAAAGATTCAAGATAGGCCTTAATACCTGCTACAGTAATGGATTTCGGTGGGAATTCCTTAATGATTAACTTACGCTTATGTGTATCTACTACACCTTTAAAATAAGCATCTAAAGATGATATTTGATCTTGAATACCATTAATAGGGATTTTAGAAAGATGACTACTAATACGTTTAGCATACATCATTTCAGGCATTTCTAGAGATATAAGAACGGTTGTTAAACCTTTATTAGCCATATTAGCTGCTACGTTACCTAAAAAGATAGATTTACCTACATTGGTTGGTCCTAAGAACAAATAAAGTGCTCTACCGTTCTTCATTAAACCACCACCTATCTTATCGTCAATAAACCCCCACCCAGTAGGTAATACTTCACTCTTTGTACCTAACTCTGTAATAATTTTTTCGTAATCACCGAA